CGGCAAGGTGCTGACGATACCCCCCCCCCCGGCGATTTTATAGTCCGCTGCCTCCAGCGGGCGTTTTTGCGGATGCATGCGTGGCGGGGCCGGTATTTTTAAAGTGCTGGCGTGCCTGGAGGTTTTTGTTGGCGGGCTGCGCAGCGTGTGGGGGCCGTTCGGCGTGATGCGGAGGAAGCCGCTATCCTCGCCGGTGCCGAGTTCCACTTTGACGGTTTCGCCCGTCTGCAACCACGTAAGGTTGAGCGCGGACGGGCGGAACAGGAAGCGCAGGGTTTGCGCGAACCGGCCGCCGGCGCCGTTGGTGGAAATGCCCATGGCGATTTCAGCGGTTTTCTGTTTGACCGGCTTGATGTCGGTGATTTCAGTCCAGGGCATGGCGCGGGCTTTCCGGTGTTTGAGAGTGAACGGCGTTCACTGGCGCGGCGGTGAGGCCCGCGAGTAACGCCCGAAGGTGATCCTCTCGTTCACGCAGGATGAATTGCGCGATTTCGAGACGTTCCCGGGCGATTTGGAGCGCGTGGCGCGCGGCGAACAGGGAGTTATCCTGGATGCGGCGGGTCATACCGGCGCCCCGAACGCGACGGAGGCGATGGTGTAGGCCAGCATGGCCAGCAGCAGGCAGCACAGCGCAAAGGCCGTGGCCCAACAGGCTGCGCAGTTGTGGCGTGGCGGCCGGGCTGGTTTTGGCGGCGTGGCGCGGGGCATGCGGACGCGGAAGCTTAAGCTGCTCATGCGGGCACCTGCGTGCAGTTGTGGATGTGGATGCGGGCCAGCATTTCCGGGCGCAGGAGGGCCAGCGCGGCGTGGTCCACCACGATGGGACTTTGGTACCCGGCGGGAGCCTCGGAGCTGACCATTTCGTGGATGGAGACAATCCGCAGGTCCGGCCGGCCGCGATATTTTGCGAGGCGGCGGAAATAGCGCAACTGGTGATGGAACGCGCATACGAAGACCGCGCCGGGTGGTGCCTCCTGCATCTGGTGCGTGCTGCGGCCGGTGCAGCGGTATTCATCCACGCTGGGTCGCCGCGCTTTCACTTGGCGCCGCCATGCAAGACCAGCAGGCCAAGGCCGATCATCACGCCGATGGCGAACAGGCCGGCGAATATGCCGGTGATGATGGCAAGCGTGGCGGCCAAGCGGACTGCGCGATGGCCTCGGGGCAAGTATTGGCGCGGGGTCATTGGCCGCCGGCCGCGAGCCAGAGGATGAGGAAGGCCGCGCAGATGTATTTGGCGCCGGCGGCGATGGTTATGCCGGCGGTGAGGCCGATGGCGGCTTCACGCTTGCTGCGGCGGAGGAATTGCCAGGGGGATTCCGGCTGGCGGTGCGGGGTGATCATTTGGACACCTGCAGAGTGCCGGCGGCAATCTGGCGGGCGCGGCGCTGGCATTCGCGGCTTTCGGGCCGGAGATGGCCCTGCATCCATTCACGGCGCGCGGCCGAGATATGCCGATATTCGGGAAGGCGCTTACCGCCGTGGTCAGGCGGGTGAGCGACGGGCAAAAGTGGTGGAAGCGCGATACGGTCAAGCAGAAGGCCGGCTAAACCGCTGATGCTGAGGATGCGGTGAACGGGGTGCAATGAAACCTCCATCGGGTGATGGAGGGCATCTAGTGGGGAGTTCCCACATTCTTGTCAACAGAAATGTGGGGTTTCCCCACATGCGCCGCTAAAATTTATTCCGGTTCGCGGAAATTTCGCGCTTAAGGGCCGGTAAGTGGTTCCTTCGATGTGAATTCGCCTGTGAACCCTGAAAAATCGCCCAACTCATTGTTGTTCATGCTGTCGTAAATTGTTCCTTCGACCTGCGCGGACTGATTGCCGTTTACGGCTTCGCACGCCGCAGCCTTGGCAACTCCACTTTTTGTTGGAAAATCAATGGTATCCCATATCGATTGATTAACGACCATATTGTAGTTTGTCATCGTACCGCCCTGCGACCAGGTCAGAGATTTTATCATGCCGCCGCTTTTGAAACCGTTAATGACCTCTTGGCATTGTTTAAAAAGAGCTGGATTCGATGGTGATGCAGGCGTTGTAGCTGGTTGGGACGGTTTAGAGATTTGGGTTGCGATCGTCACCGCGCCCAAAAAACCGATAATACCCCAAAAAATCTTTGTTCGCGCGGTTGGCACTGTTCTTTTGTTACGAAGAAGGTTTGCTCTTCTTGGCGCGGCTAATTAGCAGATTCAGATGAGCCGAGGCCTCGTCCGCGGGGAGAGAGCGAAACGCCCAAAGCATTAAGGCTTCTTGTTCAGTTTTTGCTGTTCCGGCCTCGCGATCGAGCATATCGCCAGCGCTGGCGGCCAACCAATCTACAGTCACACCATAAAATTGAGCCAATTTCATAAGTGTATCCCTGCCCGGAATATCACCGCCGGTTTCATATTTTGATAGGGTTGACCTTGCAATCTCCACGGCAACTGCAACGTCTACCTGGGACACCTTACGTTGTTCCCGTAATGATCTCAAGCGTTCTGCGATTGAATTCATACGAATCGGATAAACCAAGGCGGAATTTAATGTGTGGGCGGTCCCCACACTCGGCGCTTGACAAAATAGGTGGGAATCTCCCACTAATTGGCTCATGGACGTTTCAGAAGTCATTCAACTAGCCGGTGGCGTGGCGAAGCTGGCCGATAGCGTGAAGGTTCACCACACCTCGGTGATTGGGTGGCGAAACGCCAATCGGATTCCCGGCGGGCGGGTGATTGATGTGGAAAGGGTAACCGGAATTCGGCGGGAAGTTCTTCGGCCTGATTTGTATCCACCTTCGGACGCAGCATGAGCATGGCAGGCGATATGACCGAATACCGTGGTCTCGTCATGCGGAAACTCTCCGCAGAATCAGACCAAGGCGGCCAGTTTTTCGTTAAGCCAGGATTGAACGTCCGGGACGATCTCGCCGGTGGCGCCGTCCGCCAGGCTGATGATGCTGTCGACCTTGAAGGTGCGGAACTGTTTTACCTTGATGCAGAGGCAGCGGATGGTTTCGATCGCGAACTCGCCGCCGGCTGCGTGGTGGCCCAGCACGGATGTGATGATGACCTCTCGGCTTTCACCCGCGTGGTGGCCGGCGCCGTAAACCAGAATGGCCGGGATTTTGAGGGCCGTGGCCAGAACCTGCGTGGCTTGTGCCGGGGTGGTTTCGGCCACCGGCTTTGGGGCGGCCGGCTCGGTTGGCGGCACGTCCCATCTTGGCACCAGGTGGGATGGCGTCGCGGTTTTGGCACCTTTCGGGCGGCCGCGGGCGCGTTTTACCGGCGTGAGGATGGGTGCGGGGCCGTGGGCCTCGTCGTGCGCGTCCTCATGCTCGTGCCGGCCATAGGTTTCGGCGATGTGGGCCAGCGCCTGGTGCAAATTGTCCGGGGTGATCGGCTCCGGCAGCTTGGTGCGTTTGGGTGGTTTCAGCGGGTTGCCGAGTTTGATCAGGCCCCAGATGACCGCGCCGGCCAGGATGATGAGGAAAAAAATCATTCCGGTATTCTGCCAGAAGGGTTTGGCAATGGGAAGTTGCAAGCATGAGCGGCGAGGCTTTTTTGACGCGGGAGCAGGTGCTCGAGGTTGAGTCGCTTGAACCCGAGATCGCGCCGGCTGTTCCGATTCCGGTTGTATGGCGGGAGTTGGGCACGAAGGAAGATCGGCGGAAAGCTTACTACGCGAAGTTGTTGTTGAAGTACAACAACCCGTCGCCGTTCATCCGCCGGTTGCGCGCCGGCGGATGGGAACAGCCCAGGCACCGAAACCTAAAAACGCAGCTTGCCAGGCGCCCGATCGGCAAGCCGCAGTTTATCGAGCCGTCGCCATGGTTGGGCGATGAAGGATTTACGCTTGAGCGGCCGCGTCTGAAAGGATCGATTTGATGTCCGCGAACGTTGCGGACTCCGTGTTCTCATCCAACTGCGCAGCACGATCAGTGCAGCGTTGGGTGATTTCGTCGATGTCGTCGGCGGTCATGATATTCTGGTATCGAAGCCGCGCCAGGATGGCGGATAAAACAATTTCCGTCGCGTTCAATTTGGCGATTAGGTCGGCAACGTCCGGGCTCTGCTCGGTCATGGTATCTCCTATGGATTGTCTCGCAACTGCCATAGTAGATGCGCGCGCGGGTGCTGCAAGGAGCATGGGCTTGCGGCACCCGCCGGCGGGTAAGGGGTTTTGGGCTCTCGCTGGCGCGGCGCGGCGGCCGGCGATGCAGGGCGGCGCGCGGGTTGAGATAGCAAGGGCTGCCCGCGCGCCGGACCCTGGGCAGATGGACCGCTTTGCGGCCCTTTTTTTTGGCCAATCACATGACAGGATTGTACTCCCGGCGTTAGCCGTTGCGGATTGCGAGGGCGTGGCATGAGTAACGACCATGACCGGTACAGGGATGGGTGGGGCGGATGGGCGCCGTTTTATGCGGCTGGTGAGATAAGCGGAAGTTCATCCGCCAGCACGCTGCAGGGTTCAGCCGTACGACGGACGCAGCCGATTGGGTTTCGGGGTGCGGCGCCGGGGCAATCTTTCGATGATCGAGGGTTGCCGCGGATACGGGTTAAAGCGGTGCAAGGGAAAACCCGATGAGCCGGATTTCCGCCGCCGCGCTGCGCAATATGGCGGCCGCGCTCGACCAGGATGTCGAGACCACTGAGCTCGAATGGCGAAGGTTTTGGGTTGGCATGGGGGAAGTCCCGGAAATTGTTGGCGAGGTTGTCGATATGGGCGCGGGCGCCATGCGGGTTTCCGGCGGCGCGGTTGTTGATCCGCCAGACATGATTGGGGTGGATATGGGACATCCGGCGGGTGATGCGACCGTGGTTGTGGAGAGCGCGCCGGAGAAAAAACCGAAATTCTGGCTGGTGGATGAAGAGGGCGATGCGCGGTTGAATGCGCATTTGCGGACGGGTCCATTTGCTGTCGATTCGGATTTTATTTCGCCAAACGAAATGAGGTGTCTGCATGGTTCCGGTGACGGCCTGCCAGGCTATCTGGCCGATCGGTGGCAGGCGCCATGCCATGTTGTGGAATGGCCCCGACAGCCTGGAAAGATCGATAAGGCCGCACTGGAACGGTTCCAAAAGCGCTGGCTGGCGGAAATGGATAATCAGGCAAGGATCGAGGTCATTTCACTGGATGAATGCCGCGGCTTATCGAAAGCTGAGATGAAACTCTTGGATGAGAAACTGGCCGCTGCAAGGCCGCCCGGCATATTCGGTGTTGTTCGTACGGCGTGGCGGCGGGTGCTGGGGTGGTTTCTGTGAGCCGGCCGTTTTCGCCGGCGGATTATAATGCCATTAAAACGGCATTTAAATTGCTGTTGCTGCGGCTGGGCGGCGTGGAGGCAGCCGCCAGCTGCACGGGCGTGAAGAAAAGCCTGCTGGCGGATTATGGGTCCGTTGCCAGTGAGCGGTTCGCGCGGTGCGACGTGATCATGGATCTGGAGCGCGTGGCGGGGGAGCCGATTGTGACGGCGGCACTTGCGCGGGCGCAAGGGTGCGCGCTGGTGATGACCGAGCCGGTGCGCGCGCGTAGCGAACTGGCGGTGCTGCTGGCGCGGATTGGCCAGGATGCCGGGGAATTGTTCGCGACGGCCGCGCTGGCGCTGGGGCATAAAAAGCCCACTGCCAAAGAGCGTGCCACGATGCTGCGGGAGCTGGATGATTTAAGGCGCGCGGCGGATGAGGCGATTGCACATTTGCAACAGGATGAGGCGGCGTGATGCGTGGTGGAAGCACATGGACGCCAGCACGCGATGCTCTCCTGTTGGCAAAGCTCGCCAGCTTTTCTCCGGATTGGCTATTGGACCAACTGAATGCAATGCCTGGGCTGCCGATACCATCCTGCGCCGCTATGCGAACGAGATACTCATTTTTAGTTCGGACCAAAAACCCTTGGACCGATGAGCAAGTGAATACGCTTCTGGCTCTGCGCCGCCAGGGGGTGGAATGGATTGAGATAAAGGCTGCGATTAACGCGCTGCCTGGCCGGTTTGTTAGAACGCGTAGAACTCTGCAGGAGAAATATGAAAGCGTGCGGCATGATGCGCGCCAAACAGATTCGGCCGGGGCGACCAATGTGGCGCAGCGGACGGATGCCGGGCCCGGGGCTGATGCGGGCAGTGTGACTGGCGTTTCCTCCCTTACCTTGCCTCCGGCCCCAAAAGAGCCGGAGGCATTTTTTGAGAGGAATGCGGTGAAGGTAAGTTATGAGGATGCGCGGCGCTGGGCGCGGTTGAATGGGCTGTGCGGGAAATATAGCGGGCTGAACCTGGTGCATGTGAATGCGGCGCGGGTGTCCGCGGGCATGCCGAAATTCGTGATCGCGGGGGCGCTATGACGGATTGGAACGATGCGCAGAAAGCGGAGCTGGCCAGGCTGTGGGGCGACGGACATTCCACCACAGAGATTGGCCGGCGCATGAGCATCTCGAAAAACGCTGTGGTCGGGAAGGCGCACCGGCTTAATCTGCCGGCGCGGCCCAGCCCGATAAGGCGTGGCGCGGAGGGTGAGCGGAAGGTATCCAAGCCAAAGCGCGAAAAGCCAGTGGTGCCGAAGTTGAAAATTGAGATGCCGGATTATCCCCTGCCGCCGCCCGCGCCTTTGCCGGCCAAAATATCGCAAAAATCTATTCCGTGCTGCTTTCCGTTCGGTAATCCGGGCACCTCTGCATTCCGGTTTTGCGATGTGCGCAGCGTGCCGGGGCGGCCGTATTGCGAAGCGCATTGCGACATCGCCTATGTGCGGCCGCATGACCGGCGGGAGGGCGTGGCGTGAGCGAAAAGGCGCGCAGCAACCTGGAGCTTTTGGATGAGGGGGCGATTGATATCGAGCAGATGCTGCGGGCGCGATACCCCGGTGTTTCGGACACGCAGATGTATGTGAGCCTCGCGATCTGCACCGGCATGTTTTACGCGAACGCGGTTTACCCGGTGATTCCGCAAGCGGCGGAAGGGATTGGCGTGCTGATGGCGCATGGCGCGGATATGGGCCAGCGGGCGCGGACGGCGGTTGAAAAAGAACAATGCAGGGGGAGCGCATGAGCGGGAATCAGCGGTTGATCTCGATTGTTGAACGGATCGAGCGGCTGGAGGAAGAGAAGGCAAATATCAGCAACGATATTGGCGAGATCAAGCGCGAGGCGAAGAGCGCCGGGTTTGATGTGAAGGTGATCAACCAGATGATCCGTGAGCGGCGGATGGACCCGGCGGACCGGGCGGAGCACCAGGCGCTGCTGGAAGTGTACCGCGCGGCGCTGGGGATGCTGGATGGCACGCCGCTGGGTGAATATGCGCGCAAGCGATTCAGCGAGCAGCCGAAACCGGAGGGTGAGGCGGGCAGCGCGCCGGATGAAGAGGCGCCCCCAGAGACGCGCAAGGAGAAGGCTAAAACCACCCCGCCGGCAACGCCGGAACAGATTGCGGGAGCGCGGATTGAGGGCGGCAAGGCTGCCTTGGCGGGTGCGAAAATTTCCGCGAATCCGTGGCCGGCCAGCGACGCCAGGCGCGCTGCGTGGGATGAGGGATGGTGCGCGGAGGCCGGCAGCGATGGGATGGATATTCCGCCGGCGTTCCGGAGGAGCAAAAAGAAGCCGGATGGCAAAAGTGAAGGTGGTAGCGCGCCATGAGCGATGGCTACCGGATGATGCAAGGCGATACCCCAGCGCGTGGGCGCGACAAGGCCGATGACGAATGCAGCAAGCTGCAGAGGCTGATTGGCAGCCTGGGCGAAGTGCGCCGGCCGGAAGATGCGGAAGAGCCGATTTTAACGCCGAATGTGCGGGGCGCGCTGTTTTCCTGGCTGGCGGAAATTCGCGCGAAAGATGAGCTGAAAGCGGTGGGATTGCGGCCGCGCGGGACGGCGCTGCTTTTTGGCCCTCCGGGCTGTGGGAAGACCACGTTGGCGCATCATCTGGCCGCGCGGCTGGGGTTGCCGCTGGTGTGCATGGGGCCGGAAAATATCATCAGTTCCGGCTGGGGTGCGGCGGAACAGAATCTGGCGAAGATGTTTCAGACATTGAGGAATTTTGGCGAGGCGGTGCTGTTCATCGATGAGCTGGAGGCGATTGGCGGCAGTCGGGATAAAAACACCTATGGCGGCGCGGATAATGCGCGAACGTCTCTGCTGGGCGTGCTGCTGCGCAAGATCGAGCAATATGAAGGGTATGCGCTGGGTGCGACCAACCGGCCGAAGGATATCGACAAGGCGCTGTGGCGGCGGTTTCATTTGCAGATTCCGATTGAGATTCCGGGCTTTGATGAGCGTTTCGCGATTTGCAAGCGGTACTTGCTGCCGTTTGAATTTACCGATGATGACCTCGACCTGCTGGCGGGGCTGACGGTGGGGGCGAGCCCGGCGCTGTTGCGGGGCGTAATGGAGGGCGTGAAGCGGCAGCTGGTGCTGGCGGCGCGGTTGCGGCTGGATGTGACGAATCCGGTTGAGGTGTTTGAACGCGTCGTCACGACCGTGGCGCCGCCGCCCGAGATCGAGCGGCCGCCGCTGTGGGGGGTGGCAAACCAAAGCCTGAGCGCGCTGAGCTGGCCGCCGGTGCGGGGTGAGGCGGGCGCGTGAATAACGATTCCAATTATCCGCTGCTGGGGATTTCCCAGCGGCTGCCGCCGGCGAATGTGCAGGCGGAACAGGCGCTGCTGGGCGCGCTGCTGAACAATAACCGTGCCTATGACCGCGTGGGTGAATTTTTGCGGGATGAGCATTTCGCGGACCCGATCCACGGGCGGATTTATGGCGTGCTGGCGAAGCTGGTGAATGCTGGCCAGGTGGCGGACGCGGTAACGCTGCACAAGGCGTTCGAGAATAGCGGCGTGCTGGATGAGGTTGGTGGGATGGCTTACATCACCCGGCTGCTGGGCGCGATGGTGGGGATTATCAACGCCGGGGATTATGGCCGGGCGATTCATGATGCCTGGCTGCGCCGGCAGCTGATCGAGATGGGTGAGGAAATGGTGAACCGGGCGTTCGCGCCGGGGGATGCGTCGGGCGTTGAGATTATGGAAGAGGTGGAGACCCGGCTGACGCAGATTGCGGAGGGCGCTGGGGATGTGGTGCCGGCCGTGCCGGCCGGGGAAGCGGTGCAGGCGGCGCTTGAGGCCAGCTACACGGCCGGCAAGCGGGCTGACAGCCTGGCGGGGCTGGATACCGGCTATGCCGCGCTGAACCGGATGATGGGCGGCTGGATGGCCGGGGACGTGCATATTATCGCGGCGCGGCCGGCGATGGGCAAAAGTGGCCTGGCTTTGGGTGTCGCGGCGCGCGCGGCCAGCCTTGGCCACCATGTGCTGCTGTGGAGTGGCGAAATGAGCTCCGTGCAGCTGGGGACGCGGCTGGCGGCGGCGCATGCCGGGCTGGATGTGCAGAATGTGTTCCGCGGTAAAAGCTGGCAGTTGCCAGATGGTGTCAACCCTGGCGCTGCCAAAATATTACGTGAATTGACGCCACATGAGTGGGACTGGCTGACGAAGGCGGAACGCGACGCTGCCACTTTGCCGCTTTATTTCGATGACCGGTCAGGCGTGACGGTGGCGCAACTGCGGATGCGGGCGCGGCGGTTGAAGCGCGCGGGCAAGCTGCATTTGATCGTGATCGATTACGTGGGGCTGATGCGCGCCAGCAAGATGCTGCTGCAGCGGGGTCTGTATGAGCAGGTGACCGAGATTAGCCGGGATATCAAGGCGCTGGCGATGGAGCTGCAGGTGCCGGTGGTGCTGCTTTCGCAACTGAGCCGGGCGAATGAGCGGCGGGAGAACAAGCTGCCGCAGCTGAGTGACCTGCGCGAGACCGGCGCGCTGGAGCAGGATGCGAGTGTCGTGATTTTTCCGCACCGGCCACATTACTACCTGATGCAGGAAGGCGAGCCGGTGCGGGGTGCTAAGGAAAAAGTCGAGGATTTTGATGAGCGCACTGAACGTTGGCATGCGCAGGTTGCGCACACCGAAGGGCTGGCCATGTTCTCCTTGGCGAAAAACCGCAATGGCCCCACCGGCATGACCAGGATGAAATTCGATGCGCGGACCATCTGGTTTCGCGATGAGAGCGAAGGCGATGCGTCGCCGGCGTGGGGCCAGAAGTGGTTGGGAGGGATGTGATGACGTTCTTTGGCTGGTGGCGAATGCTGATGGCGATTGGATGGTGGTTTGAGGAAAACCGATATTTCGGCTGGCATCGTGTTCCGCAATCGACGGCTGAACTGTTTGCGGATGGGCTTTTTTGGTTGATGCTGGCGTGGTCGATTTCGCCTGTTACGCGGGTGCTGTGATGGGCAACAAGGAAACGATCGAGGAATTGAAGGCTGGAATTTGGCCGGTGGACCGCACGAACCGCGCGCTGGTGGGTGGCAAGCCGGAGACGCCGGATCACCGCCAGATCAACCCCGCGACGGGCCTGCAAAAAGCCTATGTGGTGCTGAGTGAAGCGGAACGGGCGCGCGGGTTTGTGCGGCCGGTTCGCGATGCTTACCGGCATCTGACATGCCAGGCGATTACGGTGATGAACCGCGAGATCGCGGAGACCTATGCGCGCGACCCCTATTTTTACAGCGGGACGTTCTGCAGCACCTGCCGCAAGCATTTTCCGGTTGGCGAGCATGGTGAGTTCACCTGGTACGAAATGGATGGCAGCGAAGGGCCGAAGGTGGGGACATGAAATATACGCGTGACGCGCTGGAGAAGCTTTGCAAGTGGCGCAGCGTGCTGGCGGGGTGGCACCATGGCACGAAGTCCATGACTGCCCCTGGGACCAAGGCGATGCGGGACCTGATGGATAAATGGCTGGTGATGCGATGTGAGAGCTCCGCGCTGGCAGAGCTGCTGGTTGAGAAGGGCGTTTTCTCGGCCGAGGAATTTGCCAATCAAGTCTATAAAGAGGCGGCGCTGCTGGATAAGCAGATGGAGCGGTTGTTTCCCGGGTTTCGGACATCCATGGATGGGCCGGTCATTTTCGACGTGCAGATTGCGCAGGAAACCATGCGGCAGAAAGGGTTTCCACCATGAACGATCCGCTCGATGGGCCGGTGACGTGCATGGCGTGCCCGGTGGAAGTGCGGGGCCTGTTCGCGGTTGCGGCCAATGCCTGCAAGGCATTTGAAGCGGCCGTGGATGGTGTCGGCGATGTCGAGCGGTTCAAGCGCCAGATGGCGGAGCTGCGGCGGGAAGTAGACCTGTTCCAGCTGATTGTGGACCGGCATTTTGCGGACCCGCGCCATTCTCATGGCGGCACGCTGGTGCGACAGGTGATTATTGAGGGAGAGCAGTAATGGCACGAAAATGCGCGAGTGCAGCGATTTTGGAGACTTTGCGCGACCCGCGCGTCGTGACGCTGCCGGCGGCCGCGCAAACGGTGTGGATACGCATCGTGACCGCCATGCAAGGGAGTAGCATTTCGGTTTTGGGTTTCGGTTCAGAGATTATGAACCGAACCGGTATCGCGTTGTTCTCCGCGATCGCGGAAAGCGAAATTGAAACCCATTTGGAAACCATCATCGATCGCGGGTTGCTGATGCGGCGCGCGGATGGGGCGGTGATGTGCCCGATGCTTGTGAACGCGGCGGCGCGGTCCGAGATCAACAGAATCAATGGCTCAAAGGGCGGCAGGCCCAGGAAAAATGGCGAACCGCCGGGCCAGCGAAGCCTGATTTTGCCGATCAATGGAGGGAAGATGGAAACCGAAAAAACCGAAACCGATACCGAAAGTCTAAGCGAACGCGCGGCGGAAGCGTCTTCTATCTTATCTAATCAAGATAATAGATCAGATAAGATAACTGTCTCGGAAACCGAATTTCGCGAGGTGGGTGAGGCGGTGTTGGCGGCGATGGAGATTGATCCTGCACGGTCGTACCTCGATTACGGGCTTGTGCGGCAATGGCTGGCCGATGGGTCGGACCGCGAGACCATCCTGGAAGTGGTGAAGCGGTTGAGCGCGGCGGCGCGCGGGAAGGGCCAGAAAATCACCACGCTCAAATATTTCACCCGGGCAATTTGGGAGGCGAAGGCGGCGCAACCGGCGAAAAAGCCAGCGTGGGAAAAGGAATATGACAGGCAGCAGGCGTATTACGAACTGATGTGCGGGACGGTCCCAAGGCCAAACCTGGCGGAGATTAAGGCGAAGTTCGCGGCATGAGCGCCGAATGGCAGCGCATCCAGGAGGCAGACCGTGTGCGGCGCGAGCAGGAAGCCGCGCGGCGCACACAGGCGGTTGTCGAGCTGGAGGAAAATGCCACGCCGGAGACGCTGCGGCACCGGCGCGCGTGCGTGATGGATGAGCTGTTCAATCGGGGAAATCTGACGCCAGAACAATATCGGGCGGGGCAAGAGATTTGCGCGCTGTGGGTGAAGATCACCAGCGGGTTGTGGGCAACCGTGCAGAAGTACGAACGGCAGCCGGCGGGTGTGGGGCATACGGATTGGCAGGCGGGGCTGATACGCGCGTATCATGAGCGGTACGTGCCGTGGCGGGAAGAGGCTGGGAAAATCCCGGTGAAGCAATACACGCTGGCGGATTTGACGTTCAAGATCGTCGTGGACAATTACGGTTGTCAGCAGGTCGCCAGCGCGTGGCATATGCATCGGGACCGCGTGAAGCAGCTGACACGGGTGAGCCTGCAGCGCTATGCGGAGATTGGGCAATGGGTGGACCATTGCGGGCGGTCTATCAATGCCGCTTGACGAATCGGACGGTTTAGATTTTAAAAAAGCATGAGGTTGAGTTGCGCCCGCACCCGAACAGGATGCGGGCGTTTTCTATTGGTGCTGCCGTGCCGATGAGGCCGCCTGCGCATCGGCCGCCGGGATGGAAGCCACCGGAGGTCCAGCGGCGCGAGTATGACCGGGCGCGGGCACCTCAGAAGAATGCGATCTATGACGCGGCGTGGCGGAAGTGCCGGAAGCTGTTCCTTCGTGAGTATCCGATCTGCTGCGAGCATGGCTGCGGCCAGCCTGCGACGGATGTGGACCATGTGGTGGGCGTGCGCGAGAGGCCAGACCTGCGGCTCTCGTGGTCGAACCTGCGGCCGTTCTGCCATGCGCATCACTCGGCTAGGACGTCGCGGGACCAATCCTGGAACCGGTAGGGGTGGGGCGGGTTTAAAGTTCTGAGCCGAAGGCTGCCCGAAACCGCGTTTGGGTCGGACGTGTGTGACCGCGAAATTCTTAAAAACATTTTTTTTCATTTTCTTTAAACGGGGTGTGGATGGGTCGGCGTGCCAAACCGGATGCGCTGAAGGCTGCGCAAGGAAATCCGGGGAAGCGCAAGATCAATAAGGCCGCGCGAACGGCGTTCACTGCTGAACCGCCCGAAGAGTTTCCGGCGCCGGCGCATTTGAGCGAGCAGGAAAAGCTGATCTGGCGCACCGAGATCAAGCGGGTCGGGAATTTGAACCTGCTGCGCCAGAGCGATATGAGCGCGTTTGAAATCTACGTCGAGACGATCAAACGGTACGAAGACTGCAAGAAGGTCATCGATGAGCAGGGGATGACCTACCAGGTCGTTTCCAACCACGGCAGTTATAGCCGCAAGCGGCCGGAAGTCGATATCGAAAAAGAATGCCGGCGGCATATTCGGGACATGCAGCGGGAATTCGGCATGACCTCGATCAGCCGCATCCGCGCGCATATGGTGGTGGCTGCGACCAGGCCGGAACAGCCGGCGTTGCCGCTTCAAGGCGGGGGCGACGGCAAGCCGGCGCCGGCGGGGCCAACCAATTCTCCGCTCGGCGCGCTGCGCGCGGCGGGACATGCCTGATTATTATTTCGACCACGCCAAGGCTGAGGCGGCGGTTGAGTTTTTCCCGCGGTACCTGAGACATTCGAAGGGCGAGCTGGCAGGCAAGCCGTTCCGGCTTTCGGACTGGCAGGCGAAAGAGATTATCGCGCCGTTTTTCGGCACGATCGACCGCGAGACCGGGCTGCGGCGGTACCGGACCTGCTGGCTGGAGCTGCCGCGCAAGAACGGGAAAAGCACGCTGTGCGCCGGGGTGAGCATTCTGGCGCTGCTGGCGGATGGGGAACACGGCGCCGAGGTCTATACGGCCGGCACGGATAAAAACCAGGCGCGGATTGTGTTCAACGAGAGCTATTCGATGATCCGGTCCAGCCCGGAGCTGCTTAAGCATTGCGAACTGTTCAAGCAATCGATTTATTGCGGCGAGCTTAATGCTTCGCTGCGGCCGCTTTCGGCCGATGCAAAAAACAAGGACGGGTTGAATTCATCCGGCCTGGTGATGGACGAAGTCCATGCCTACCGCGACCGGACGCTGTACGACGTGCTGCATACCAGCCAGGGCGCGCGCAGCCAGCCGATCGAGTTCATGGCGACAACGGCCGGCAACAGCAAAAAATCGTTCGGCTGGGAGATGCACGAATACGCGCTGAAAGTGAGAGCGGGCGTGATACCCGACCCCACGCTGCTGGTATGCATCTACGGCGCCGACGAGACGGATGACTGGCACCAGGAACAGACCTGGCGCAAGGCGAATCCCGGGTATGGCATCAGCGTCAAGCCGTCCTATCTGGCCGAGGAAGCGCAGAAAGCGGTCGAGCTGCGGGCCTACGAAAACACATTCCGGCAGATGCATCTCAACCAGTGGGTTGAGCAAGCCAGCCGCGAGATTAGCCTGGAAGAATGGAAAGCCTGCGAAGGCGATGTGCCTTGGCAAGACCTGGAAGATTTTTTGGAAGAACGGACGTGCCATTCTGGTTTGGACCTGGCCAGCACGACCGATTTGACCGCGCTGATCCATGTTTTTGAGCCGTTAACCGAAGATGACCCGTGGTACGTACTGTGCCGGTTCTTCGTGCCGGAAGAAAACATGGAGAAGCGCGCGCGGCGAGATGGTGTGGCTTATCCGCTGTGGCGCAAGGATGGCGCGCTGCTGGCGACTGAAGGGAACGTGGTCGATTACCGGGCGATCCGCGAAGTGCTCGAGGAGGACCGGAAGAAGTTCGATATTCGGAGCATCGGGTACGACCCGTGGAATGCTTCGCAGATTGCGCTGGAGCTGCAGGACGAGGATTTTCCGATGTTCGAATTCCGGCAAGGCATGACTTCCATGGCGGGGCCGACACGGGAGTTTTTGCGGTTGGTTTCCGGGCAGAAGCTGACGCATGGCGGGCACCCGGTGCTGACCTGGAACGCGACGAATTTCGCCACGCGGACGGACCCCGCCGGTAACAAGAAACCGGACAAGGAAAAATCCGGTGACCGGATCGACGGCATTGTGGGCTTGATCATGGGCATAGGGCGGGCAACGGCGACGGCGCCGGTGCAACCAACAGTTTATGCGGAAAGAGGGTTGCTGATTATATGAGCCAAGTTGGCCGCGTTTCCGCTGCATATGCGCTTGGGGTTGCGGTGCGGCTGGCGCGGGGATTCATTCAGGACCTGGTTGGGATTGTTGGGCTGGGGCTGGTGGCCTATGGCGCGGCGCAGATTTATTTGCCGGCGGGCGCGATCGTGGCCGGCGTTGAAATGGTGGGCGTTTCGTACCTGTTGGCGCGCGCGAACGGCTGATGGGGTTGTTTTCATCGATTGCACGCGGGGCCAGCGCCAGCGTGACGCGGTCCAGCGGGGGCGGCGTGCCGAGCTATGGCATGATTCCGCCATTGGGCTCCGTGCCATCAGCCACCGGCCTGCTGATAAGCCAGGCGACGGCCATGGCGGTGTCCGCAGTGTATCGATGCGTGCGTTGTATTTCGATCGACCTGGCGCGCTGCACGCCGTCCCTGTACCGGCTGAATGCCGACGAAGAGAAAGTTCTCGTTACCGACCATTGGCTTTCGCCTTTGCTGAAAAAGCCGAACCGGCAGCAAGGATGGTTTGAGTTCGCCGAGATGTTGCAGGCCGGGTTGTTGCTGCGGGGGAATGCCTATGCGGCGATACGGCGCAACAAAGCTGGAGAACCGATTGAGCTGATCCCGATCAATCCTGACGCGGTGATGGTGCTGGAAGCGGGCGACGGGTCGATTTTCTATAATGTCAACCGGCTCGGCCTATGGCAGATTGCCATGTTGCAGGATTTTCCGACGGCGATTCCGGCCGAGGATATTCTGCATATTCGCGGTCTGACGTTCAACGCGCTGGTCGGCGCATCGACCATCGGGCTGGCACGGGATTCGATTGGCCTCGCGATGGGGCAGGAACAGCAAGCGGCACGCTGGATGCGGAACGGCGCGCGCAATTCTGGTATTCTGAAGGCCAAAGGTCGGTTGAACGACGATACAGTGACCCGGCTGAAGACTTCGTGGAACGATTTTAACTCCGGAATCCAGAATGTCGGTAAGACCGCGGTGCTGGAAGAGGGCATCGAGTATCAGTCGCTGAGTCTGACATCGGTGGATCTCGAATTTCTGGCTGGCCGGAATTTCCAGGTCGCGGACGTTGCGCGTTGGTGGGGCGTGCCGTTGTTCAAGCTGGGCGTGATGGAAAAAACCTCCGCAAAGTCCATGCCGGAGCAGAACCAGGAATATGTGAACGGCACGATCGCGCCGGAGCTCGACCGCTGGGAAACCCGGATGGAGTTCACGTTCGACCTCGAAGCGGACAGCGTGCTTCTCGACTTCGACGAAACGCAATTGCTGCGGGCCGATATTATGACCCGCTATAATGCCGCGCGGATTGGCGTGCTGTCCTCGATCCTGACGCCGAATGAGGCGCGCAAGACGGAAGGGCTGCCGCCGAAGAAAGGCGGCGATGAGCTGCTGGTACCAACGAACACGGCAGCGCTGGGCAGCGATGTGAGCGGCACGGCGGCCGATGGGGCAGGGCGGCCGGGTAGCGGGCTGCTGCCGGCGCCAGGTGTACCGACAGACGGAACGAATATCACGATCGGCAATGCGCCGGCCGCGACCGATACGCCAGAAGAGGATTGAAATGGACCGGGTTAGGAAGGCCTTTGCAAGTCAGACGGTTGATCTGGGGCCGCGGCAAATCCGGGTTATCTGCTCCACCGGGGAAGTGGACCGCACGGGCGAACAAGTGGTGCAGAGCGGCATCGATCTGTCGGGGTTCAAGGCCAACCCGATCATCTTGTGGCAGCATGACCCTGAGCATCCGATCGGGCGGGCGAGCAATTTTGTGCAGCTGCCGGATGCGCTGCAGATGGATATCGAGTTCGCGCCGGAGGGCGTGAGTAAAAAAGCCGACGAGATTTGCGGCTTGGTGAAGGCCGGCGTGCTGAATACGGTTTCGATCGGGTTTGATCCGATCGAGACCGAAGCAATGAACCCGGCGCAAGCCGGGAAGCGCAATGCGCCGCAGCGCTATTTGAAAATCGATCTGATGGAGACAAGCATCGTTTCCATCCCGGCCAATAAGGATACGGTGATCACCCAGCGCAGGCTGCGCGCGGCGAATTCGGAAGATTGGCGCTGTGCGCCAGCGAAGGATTTGGATATCGACACCGAATCCGATTGGGATGGACGCGACGCGGCGGACCGGATTTTGGATGATGCCGGCTTTAACGGCGATAATCCGGACCCAGACAAAGCGAAGCTGGGATTTCTGGCTTATGACGAAGCCAACGCCACGCTGAAGGGCAGTTACAAGCTGCCTTTCGCGGACATTAAAAACGGCAAGCTTGTCGCCGTGGCGTCCGGCATTCGGGCAGCCGCCTCGCGAGTCAGCCAGACAGATATTCCGGATGCGGTGAAAAAATCCGCGCAATCGGTGATCGATGCATATGAGGAAAAAATGGCAGAAGCAGACGAGAAGGCCGCACAGCAAACTGTGGTGAAAGGCGTGCTTCGGCGCGGTGGCGCGCCGGTGGTGAAGGACCTTTACGATATCGGCCAGCTCGCCTGGTTGCTGGCTTCGCTGGGCTATGCCCAGACCTCCGCCCGGATTGAAACCGCGCTGGAGGGCGATAACAGCAAGCTGCCGGAAATTCTGGCAGGCGTGATGCAGGATTTGGGCGCCGCGCTGATCGCCATGACGGAAGAAGAGGTGGCGGAAGCCATTGCGGAGGCGCAGGGCACGCTGGGCCAGGAAGAACAGATGGATGGGCTGGCGGTGGATGATGCCGTGCTGGTGACGGCCGGCAGCAACCCGATGGTGCGGAAGTTTCGTGCGGGGTTCTACAGGACCAAAGCCTCCGCCACACGGGTGAAGGATGGCAAGAAGATTTCGGCCGCGACGGCCGATGCGCTGAAAGATGCGCTGGCGCATCATGACAAAGCGATGGAGGCGCACCGGGAGACCGGCAAGAGCCTGGTGAAGGCGGCAAAATGCATCAATGACCTGATGCCGCCGGATACGGACGCCACGGATGTGCAGACTTCCGATGGTGATGGTGATTCGGGCGGTTCCGCCAATGGGAAGTCCGCAGAGGCGCGCCGCAAGGAAGTGCATGAGCTGCGGGCGAAAGCCGCCTGATTTTTTGAATTCCGGCGCATAGCCGGATGCCCCAACCGGCCTTGGGCAAGCCGCCTTATCCATAAATGGAGACTGATATGCACGTGCAGAAGCTGGCGGACATCCGCAAGCAGCGTCAGGCGGCGTTCGAGCAGCTCGACGCGCTGGCAACCAAAGACGATCTGACCCCCGACGAGATCAAGGCCTTTGGCGAAAAAAAGGCCGAGGTGCAGGCGTTCGACGCGCAGATTGAGCGCGTGCAGGAAGCGCAGGCGCTGGCGGCGAAATCGGCAAAGCCGGTGGCCGGGCAGACCGTGCCGGCGCAGGCGGAAGGCGATAAATATCTGACCGAGAAGAGCCTGGTGGTGGGCGGCGTGATCAAAATGATCGGGCAGGGCCGTGGCTCCGTCCGGGAAGCGCGCAGCATCGCCCAGGAAATTTATGGTGAAAACCATCCCGTCACCAAGGCGCTGGTGACCGGTACCGGCTCGGCCGGCGGCTTTATCGTGCCGCCCGACTATATGAACGAGATTATCGAGCTGCTGCGCGCCCAGGCCGTGGTGCGGGCCGCAGGGCCGCGCAACATTCCGATGCCGCGCGGCACGATGACGCTGCCCGGGCAGGCGAGCGCCGCGACCGCCAGCTATGCCGGCGAGGCGCAGGCGATCTCCTCCAGCCAGCAGACTCTGAATGATATCGTCGCCAGCTTCAAAAAGCTGACGGCGCTGGTGCCGGTTTCCAACGACATGATGCGCTATGCCGACCCGGCGATCGACGCCTTTGTGCGGGATGACCTGGTGAAGGTGATCGCGCTGGCGGAGGATTATGCATTCATGTTCGGCGTTGGTACGGCGTACCAGCCGCGCGGCTTCCTGAGCTTCGCGAACGGCTTTGCCAGCGGCAATGGCGGGAATGCGGGCAATTATCTGACCGGCGCCAACAGCACCGCGGCCAGCGGCGGTAACTTCATCACATCCAACGCCACCTATACGCTGGGGACCGTCGCGCAAGAGTTGGGCGGCATGGTGAATAAGCTCGATACGGCGAACGTCCCGGATATCAAGCGCTGCTGGTTCATGCATCCGCGGTCCTGGAACTATCTCAACAATGTGCAGAACAGCCTGGGCGTTTATGTGTACCGGGATGAGCTGAGCAAGGGCACGCTGCTTGGGTATCCGTACAAAAAATCCACGCAGATCCCGATCAACATCCAGAACCCGAGCGGTGTTACCGGCACGTCTTTCGTGATGCTGGTGGAGATGACCGAGGCGATCGTGCTGGATTCGATGCAGCTTGAACTCTCGGTCTCGCTCGAGGGCACCTATATCGACACCCAGGGCACCACGCAAAGCGCGTTCCAGAAGGATTTGACCTTGATCCGCGCGGTTGCGGAACACGACTTCCAAATCCGGCATGATGCATCGGTGGCGGTCAACCAGTTCGTCGCGTGGGCGCCGGCGATTTCGTAATTCGTTTTTGATGCTGGCGCCCTGCTGACCGGCAGGGTTTCCAGGTTCAATTCAACCTTTCTTTTCAAGGAGGCTTTTAGATGGCCGACATTGTTACCCAACATAATATCGGCGGCTTGGGGTCCAGCCGCGCGATGAGTGCGGCTTCCACCGCCACGGCCGGTGGCACTGGTGCCGGCACGCAGGTGAACGGCATTACCTTTGACCGGTTCAGCTTTGCCAATGGTTCGCCGCCGATTTCCGCGGAACTGGCGGTGGTATTCGATACCACGCTCGCGACCGGCCACACCATGTCCGTGGCGTTCGACGTGCAGCACTCGCCGGATGGTTCGACCTGGACCGATTACCTTGTCCAGACCGCGACCGTGGCGGCGACCGGTAATGCCGGGGGCACGCTGCAGACGGGCCAGATCACGCTGGCGGTCGACCTGGCGGGTGCGAACCGGTATGTGCGCTGCAATTACACCCCGACGTTCTCCGCCGGTTCGGTCGACACCGCGGCGCTGCGGGCGGTGGCATTCTTCGCCGGGTTCGACCGGTTGGCGGCGTCCCCGTAAGCCATGAAAAAGGTGACGATGACGCGCGACATGCGGCCGTATCGGCAAAACGATACGGCCGTGCTGCCGGATGACGTGGCCGACTCCCTGGTCGCGAATGGTGATGCGCAAAACCCGGCCGCGTGGCCGGAAGCGGCATCACTGACGCCGCCGCCTGCAAAGCGACTGAAAACGAAGGGGGCGGGCAATGGCGAATAATTACGCCGCTACCGACCCGTTCGCGGGTATGGGCGATGACCTGAATGGGCCGTGCTCCCGCTTCCGGGCCATCACCCCGGCCGATAACACACCGCTGCTGCTGGCCACGAAATCGATTTACGTGGGTGGGGCCGGAAGCCTGACGATCATCGGGGTGGAGGATACCGCGCCCGTGACGTTTTCCAGCGTGCCCGCCGGGACCGTGCTGCATGTGCGGGCAGGGTGCGTGATGGCCACTGGCACGTCCGCCACCAATATCGTCGGCATGAGCTGAGGCGCTTCCAGCTTGGGCGTGCAAACCATAAAGACGGTGATCACGCCGCCGGCGAGCTATGCCCTGGCGACGCTGGCGCAGGTGAAAGCGCAGCTTGGCGTGCCCAGCGGTACCAATTATGTGACGAGCGCCGATGTGCCGTCCGGCCAGGTGCTGCCGTTTTTGGGGACTGCCGGGATAGCGCTGAAATCCTCCACCGATGGGTCGCCCACCAACGTGGCGGGACCGAACATTCAGACCGGCACGGTGGTGGCGGCAGTTACCCCAACCACCGTGACGCTGAGCTTGCCGGTGACCGGAGATGTGCCGGCGGGCAGCGTGATTACGTTCGGCAACGACCAGCTGCTGGACATATTTTTGACGGACCAGATTAGCAAGGCTTCCTGGGCAATTCAGAAGCATTGCGACCGGGTGTTCGGCGTGCAGACCCTGCAGGACCAGGTTTTTCCGCAGCGGGACGATTATCCGGGCCAGGTGCCGGGAAGCATCTGGATGATCCAGCTTTCCGAATGGCCGGTGCTGGTGGCGACGCTGCCGACAAATGCAGCAGCGGCTTCTGGCGATGTATTGAATTTTGCCAGCACGGCGGGCCTGGTGGCTGGCATGGCGGCCGTGCAGGCGAATATCCCTGACGGCACGCTGATTACCGCCGTGGGCCAGACCAGCGTGACCTTGAGCCAGCCGATCGCGGCGGCTGTTGCAAGCGGGTCATTGGTGTATTTCGCGCCGGGCGTGACAGTGCAGACGGCGCCAGGGTCCGTGCAGACGCTGACGCCGAACAAAGATTATCTCGTGAAGCCGCAGAGCGGGCAGTTGATGCGGCTGAACCCATTCACCGGCACGGCAATGGACTGGGATGCCTGGCCAACGACCGTGACCTACACGGCCGGTTACGCCACGTTGCCGGGTGACCTGACGGATGCCTGCATCCGCATGGTGACAAAGATGTTCTGGAATCGCGGGCGTGATCCCTCGATCATGGAGCAAGCGCAGCCGGCGGGGACCACGCGGTATTGGGTTGATGACAATAAGGGCGGCAATTTGCCGCCGGACATTGAGGACCTGCTGGAGAGCTATCGCGTGCCGGTGGTGGGCTGATGGAAATTGGCATCGAGATTGTTACCGACCGGAAGGTTGCGCTGCGGTTTGATGAGTTTCCGGCCGAGGCGCATGCCAACCTGAAAGCGGCGATCACGCAGGTGACTGAGCGCCTGCGCGACATGGTTGAAGGTGCTGCCCCGAAACGGACCGGAAAGCTGGCCAGCGAGATTGAGATGCGGGTGCTGGATTATCCAGACCGCATCACCGGCATCGTTGAAGTGCGCGGCGATACCCATAATGAGATGGCCAAAGCGGCGGCCGAGGAATATGGCGCGCATGGCAGCACGCGGGTGCGGCAGCATCATGCGCGGCTTGGCCATTTATGGGCGAAAATTGTTGAGCCGATGAATGTGATCGTGAAAGCGCATGACAGGCGCTTGAATATTCAGCAGCGGAATTTTCTGCGCGGGCCGCTGCGGGACATTGAGGGCGATGCCTTGGCGGCTATGCATGAGGCGGTGGATAAGGCCGCGGCGCTGTGAGCTTGAACCGCGTGCAGATTATGGACGCGCTGTATGACCTGGCGGTGAGCTCAGGCGATTTTGTGACCAAGGACCAGCGGTTGCGGTTGTGGACCGATGTGCCGGCGCAGCCGGCGCTGTTCCTGCGCTGGCTTGGCGATGAATATGGCGACCGGCCAGGGCGGATGGCCGCGGTGGCCGTGACGATGCATTTCGAGATCTGGATTTACTACAAAGCCAGCGATTTGACGGAAGCGCCAGGCCGGAAGATTGCCGAGCTGGTGACCAACCTTGAGGATGCGCTGAGACCGCTGCCTTCCATGGACTACCAAAATCTTGGCCTGAGCTATGTCTCAAGCTGCTACATCCAGAATAGCAAAATCGATATCGATGATGGCGCCACGCAGTCCACCCGCCAGGCCGTGGCGCGGGTGCCGATTCGGATTGTCGCGATTTCCTAAAATTCGGAGACACAAATGAGCGAGACGAACGACGCTGGCGCTGCCGCGGCGAAGGGTGCGGCTGTGCGGTCTGCCGAGGCGAGTGCCATTGCGGAAGCTGTGGAAGAGGCGCTGGCGAAGGAAACGTCGGTGGCAGTGGTGGCGCCGATTTTGACCGCCAGCGCGGCCGAGGCGGACGCCTGGCGGGTTTACCAGGGCTGGCGGAATGCGCGGCTGGGCACATTGTCGCCGGATGCTTTTCGCCAGGTCGAGCAAGCCGCGCCGGATCTAGTCGCCGCGATTATCGCGGCATTTTCAACCTCAACCTGAGAACAAGGATTTTGTGAGATGGCTCTCGATTCCCTTTTGTACGGCACCAGCAAGATCTACATGTTCCAGAATGGTGTCGCCGTGCCGCAGCCGGTGCAGGTGGGTGTGACGCAGGATTTTTCGTTCGATATCGATAAGAGCAGCAAGCCGCTGCAAGGCGGTACCGATGCGCCGGTTGCGATTGCCAGCGGGGCGATGAAAATTTCCGGATCGTTGAAGGCCGCGAAATTCAAGCTGTTGGATGTCAATAATCTGATGTTCGGGCAGACGATGAGCACTGGGTCCACGGTGACGGCGGATAATGAAGGTGCGCCGACAGGCACCGCGATTCCGACGCCGACCACGCTGGTCACCAGCGCCGCGACGGCGACCGGTAGCACGTTGACATTTTCCGCCACGACCGGCGTGGTGGCGGGGCAGAGCGTTTCCGGCACCAATATTGCCGCCGGCACCACCGTGGCGTCCCTGACCAGCACCACGGTGACGTTGAGCCAGGCCGTGACGGGCACCGTGGCCAGCGGTGCGTCCATTACCTTCGGGCCGTCCATCACTGTTGCCAATGCCGCGACGTTTATTGAGGATGCAGGGGTGATTTATGCGGCGACGGGAATCCAGCTAAAATGTGTCGCGTCCGCCCCCACCACGGGGCAATATGCGGTTAACGCTGGCGTCTACACTTTTGCGGCAGCTGATGCTGGGCTGTTTGTGCTGCCGAGTTATGTGTGCACCAAGACGACCGGGAATAATTTCACCTATTATGCCCAGCCGATGGGGTTCCGGCCGACGTTCATGATCGTGGCCAGCAATCCTTCCCGCACCAACAATCCAGCTTATCCGGGCACCGGATTTTCACTGACCGTGTGGAATGCCGGGATCGATAAATTCAGCCTCGATTTCAAAAACGAGGACTGGACGATTCCGGAAAGCTCCTGGTCAGCCAGCCAGGATTTTCAGGGACGGGTGTTTACTTTCAGCGGGGATGTGAACTAATGGCACAGCATAGCGTGACGTTGGGTGGGGTAAAGTACCCGCTGGCGACCTATACGATTAAGGATGTGATGACGCTGGTGCCGCAGCTTGTGGAAGCCAACCTGCCGGCGCAGACCATAAAAGAGCTTGAGCGCCAAACGCAGCTCGTGCATACCGAGATTGTGCGGGGTGGGGGATATTCCGGCGATTACCAGCAATTCCTTTCATTGGAAGGAGTAGGCTGGAAAGACCTTCACATGGCGCAAAAAAAGATCGGTCAAATCGTCGGGCATTATGCGCAGGACGTGCCGGAGGATGCCGCGCCGGGGGAATCTACCGGGGCGGCGGAGTCCCCTTAAGTGAGTTTGATTGGCCGAAGATAAGGGCCACAATTACGACCGCACTATGTTTTGATGAGGCTCAGATCGACGCGATGAGCTGGGACCATTATAGGGCACTGTGCGACCATTGGAAAGACAATCCGCCGGCGCAAGTTGTGCTGGCAGCGTGGTTCAAGGCAGCGCAGCGGCGGTGAGGTCCGCGCCGCAGAAGCGGCATTTGATGGCTGCTGCCTTGATGGTTTCCGCGCATTGCGGGCAGGTTTTAGTTTCGCCCATGTGAACGGCGTTCACTGGTGCGGTGATCGCTGGTGCGGTGGACGCTGGTGCGGTGGACGCATCCGCCGGCAGTGACTTCATGACTGCCAGTAGAATGACGGCGAAAATACCGAAGATGAAGCCGATGAACAGCCACCCCGGCACGTTCCGGTTTTTGTTCGACGCCATCACGGCGCAGATGATTCCGCAAAATAGCCAAAGGCAAATGACCAGCACCGAACAACTCCCATAAACATGTTACAATTTAGGGTTTAAAATGCCGGATAGCGCATTACAAGTCAAAATGACAGCCGACGTCACTGATCTGCAGACGAAAGGCGCTGTGGCTGGTGTTGTTCTGAAGCAAATCGAGGCCAACACCCGGAGCCTCGCCAAAGTTGCAGTGAGTGCAAGTGAAGAAGAAAAGTCTGCGGCTATGGCGGCACTACAAGCTTCAGTCGAAGCGGAAATTCAACAAAAGGCCACCGTGGCTGCCAATAGAGCGGCGGTTGCATCAATGCAGGCTGAAATTGCCGCTAATCAGGAACTGGTCGGGTCTAATCAAAAAGTAGAGACCGCATTCGGAAAGCTCCATGAGAGCGTGCGACTCACCGGGGAAAGTATCGAGGGGCTGAGTGCTAAGCTTTCGGTGTATTCAGGCGTGGCGAGTTCAGTTGGGGAACTCGTAGCGGTTGGCTTTGGCGTTGAGGCGCTGGCTGAACAAGTCAATAAGGTGGCTGAGCTTGGTGAAAGCTACGCTCAGTTGAGCCAAAAGACTGGGGCCACAATCCAGCAGTTGGGTGGTTTGCGCCTCGCGGCGATGGAGACAAATACCGATTTTGATATGGTCGGCAAGGGGTTGCGCGAGCTCGGCATGAAAATGCAAGAGGCTATAGCTAACCCCAGTTCGGTAGCGGCCCAGGCGTTTAGTAAGGCTGGAATTTCGATTCAAGATACTGCCACTGGCCAAATGTTGCCGATCGTGGACGTGTTTACACAGATTACCGCTAAAATGGCTTCGTTCCAGGATTCTGGTGCAAAGACTACGTTGGCTGGCGATATGCTGGGAGCCAAATTCGGGTCGGCACTTATCCCCATCATGAACGAGGTTGGCGACAAGTTTGCGGATTTGGAAGCGAAGGCCCAGGCACTGGGCCTTACCATGTCGACTGAAACGGTTGATGCCTCGGAAAAGTTCATTCAATCGCAGAAGGATGCTGGCGCTGCCGCGATCGGCTTACGAACCGAGATTGTTGGTGGGTCTTTGCCTGCGTTTGCCGCACTGGAACAAGAATTTGTCATTTCAGCGCAAAGCGGCGGGGTGCTCTCCGACGCGGCGCAGGTGCTTGATGTGAGTTTACGGGTGGTGATTGAGGCGGCGCTGCTGACCGTCACGGCGATAACCGATATCGCCGATGCCGCGACTTTTGTCGGCAATGTTTTCGGCGATGTCGCCCTTGCTGCCGATGGCCTGGCATGGGCTTTGGAGGGCAAATTCGCACTGGCAAATGCTGCGGTGAAGGTCGCCACGACTGATATCGGAAATTCCTGGTCCAACATGCTCACCAAGATGGATGAGCAGGGGAAATTATTCGCCAGTACCTCCGCGCAGCTTTTGGGAAAAGTCGCCGCACCGGAGGTGACGGAAGCGAAAATTCAGGCGCCGAGCCTCTCCGGCGGTGTTTCGCTGGGCGACCGACAAGGCGTTGCTGGACAAGATAACAGCAATCTTGGCGGGAACACGTACGATTATTCTGCTGGTGGCGCAGGTGATGGGGGTGCCTCGAAGGCGCAGGCGGCGCAGGATCAGATAACGCAGATTGCCCAAGCGGCGGCCGAGGCGCGAAAGCAGATTTCCGCCAGCGAGTATCAGGTGAAAGTCTCGACCTGGGATGCCGAGGTCTCCACTGGCCAGATGACGAAGGTACAGGAGGTGCAAGCGGAAATTTCCGCGCAAAACCAAATGTATCAGGTAGAGCTTTCGACAGCGCAGAAAGAGGCCGCGCTCGATACCGCCGGCACGGCCGCGAAGGCCAAGGCGCTGGATGATATCACGGTGCTGACGGCCAGCCACAATGCCGAGATTGCCAGCCTGAACAGCCAGTTGGTGAGTCAGCAGGTTGACGACGCCAAGAAGCTGCAAGAGCAGCAGGAGGCCGCAGCGGAGGCCACGCAGCAGGCCTGGCAACGTGCGTTCCAGCCGATTGCTCAGGCTTTCGACACGTCCATCAATGGTGTGCTGCAGGGCACGCAGACGCTGCAGCAGGCCGAGGTGAAGGCGGCTGAAAGCATCGCCCTGGCGTATATCGATGCCGAGGCGAAGAAGCTGACGGCTTTCGTTGCAAGTGAGGCGATGATTCTGGCGCGCGGCGTGGCCACTGAGGTTGGGCTTACAACCGCGACGGTGGCCGGCAACACGGCGCGCATGGCGGCGAAGACATCGGCCGATGCGGCGGGGCGGGCCGAGGATATCGCGCTCGGCACCGCGCAGATCAATGGGAATGCCATGAAAGCCGCGTCCGGCGCATATGCGGCCGTGGCGGGCATACCCTATGTCGGGCCAGTTCTGGCGCCGATCGCGGCAACCACGGCTTACGCCGCGGTGATGGCGTATGACGTGCTTTCAGCCGCCGGCGGACTGGCGATTGGTCCTGGCGAAAACCCGCTGGTGCAACTGCACGAAAACGAAACTGTGCTGCCGGCGCATATCGCTCAGCCGCTGCAAAGCTGGCTGAGCAATTCCAGCACGGACAACAGTTCGCAAAGCAACGTCAATTTAAACCTGAACCAGCATATTCATGGCGGCGGCGCTGGTGTTGACGCCGGTATGATGGAGAAGGCGGGCAACGCGGTGATGAATTCGATCATCGACCTGACCCGCAACGGGACGTTGCGGCTACCGGGACGGGGCTGATTCGTGGCGCTGATAAGGTACGATGGGTTTGATAATTACAACTCAACGAGCGATATGGAGCAAAATTTTGATGCTCTTCAATGGTACAATGTGAACGGGAATCTTCAGGCTCCTGGCCGGGCAGGTTATGGAAAATATTTTCAATGCAGAGGAATCACCGCCGGGCTTAGTTTACCTGTTAGCCAACTGACATGCGGATTTGCGATCAACTTCAACGGTCAGGCGGGGGCGCTGAATTGTAGTTTTATCGACCAAATCACTGATACCGTACAATGTTATTGGGTTATTAACCCGCTCAATGGCATGATCCAGTTGAATGGCCCAAGTGGCGCAGTTCTCGCCACCGCGCTAAATTCTATCAGCCAAACAGGTTTTTACTTTATTGAATTGCAAATCAAAGTGGCAATTTCGATCGGAGCCGCAGCCATACGTGTCAATGGGCAAGGTGTTGCCAGTTTTCCTGATTTAACAGGGATCGACACCCAAGCATCAAGCAATGCAAGCGTTTCAGGCGTAAGTTGGTCACAAATAAGCCCAACAAATTGGCAATTTGATGACGTTTATTTTGCCGATGGCACGACAGGGCCTGGCAGCTACCCGAATAATTCCTTTCTCGGCGACGTTCGTAGTTCCGCCTTATTTCCGATTTCCGATAGTTCAGTGGGATGGACACCACTAGCCAATGCAAATTGGCAAGAAGTGTCCGAGACAGCGATGGACGGGGACGCCAGCTATAATTTTACCGCAACCGCAGGCGCGAGAGACTTGTTCAATTTTGGCGCGCTCGATATCGACGTCAATCAGGTGCTTGGCCTGCAAATGAAAATCGCGCTGCGTAAGGAAGATGCGGGCGCGCGAACAGTGGCCCCGGTGCTTTATATTGGTGGCAGCTATTATGTGGGGACGGCTGTTTCGGTAGACGTGACTTATTTATACATCACCACGCTTTGGCCGATTAACCCGCATACGTCCGCCAGCTGGACCGCGGCGGATGTCAACGCGCTGGTCGCCGGATACGTGGTGGTGACGTAGTGTGTCAGGTAGCAATAATGCACGCGCCAGCCAGATTGTCGCCGAGGCGTTGTTGGCGGGCGGTGGCGATGTGGTGCGTGCATCGCAGATTGCCGTCGAGGGACTTATCTGCACGCTCGGGTTCGTGCGTGCCAGCCAAGTGGTCGCGGAAGCATTGGTCAGCACGCTTGGGTATGTGCGCGCGAGCCAAGTGGTGGCGGAAGGCCTGTTTGGTACGCTCGGTTTCGTGCGGGTCAGCCAGGTGGCTGTCGAACTCCTCCTCTCCAATTATCAGGTTCCGATGCCGCAGATTTATCCCACGCTGATTGGCCTTGGCTATTCGGCCGTGAAGCGCCCGATTTGGAATACGAGCGTTGGCACCGCGGCGAGCGGGCGGGAAGCGCGCGCGGGGATGCAGACGTATCCGATTTATGAATGGGACCTGACCTATGATGTGCTGAGCGATTCCGCGCAGGGAATCAACAGCACCTATAACAGCGATTTGAAAACGCTGATGGGGTTCTATAATTCGGTCGCCGGCGGGTTATATTCCTTTCTGTTCACAGATCCGGATGATTGCGCCGTGACGGGGCAGATGCTGGGAACGGGTGACGGCACCACCACAAATTTTACCTTCGTGCGGGCATTTGGTGGTGGCGATGGCAGCACCACCGAGCCGGTGGGGTATGTCAACCAGAGCCAGACGCTGAACATTTATGTCAACGGTACGCTGCAAAGCCCAACCACCTACACGATCCTGAACGCCACGCTTTACGCGCAGGTGGTAAAGTTCACCACGGCACCGGCATCCGGCGCCGCCATCACCGCCGATTTTTCGTTTTATTACGGCGTGCGCTTCAAGGATGACAGCTATGATTTTGAAAAGATGATGTATCGGATTTGGGGTTTGAAGAAAGTCACGCTGCGGTCCGTGCGGGTCTGACGCATGCGCGCTGTATCTTCGGCCTTTATCAGCTTCGCGCTGTCTGGGCAGCCGTGCATCGATGCCAGCCTAATCACAATCGATCTGGCGGCCGGGGGCACGATTTACCTGACCACGCTCGACCAACCGATCACCTATGGCGGCAACGTCTACCAGGCGACGGGCGCTGGCCCGAACGGCGTGCCAGCCGTGGATGTTGGGGAATGGAGCGTCGTCAACACGATCGACGTGCCGACTTGCGATATCCAGTTTTATTCCGACGGGACTGATTGGCAGGGCGGGCAAAATTTTAAGACGCTGGTTCATCAAGGGCTTTTGACCGGCGCCTACATCACGATTTCGGAAATTCTGATGCCGACCTATGGCGATGTTTCGCTAGGCAGTTGCCTGGTGTTTGCCGGACGGGCTGGGCCCGCGACGATTACCGCGACTGGCGTGAAGCTGACGGTGAAGGGTGATAATGTCCTGATGCAGCAATATATGCCGAAAAATAAATATTCGCTTGGCTGCATCCATACGCTGTTCGATGTGAATTGCGGTGCTTCCCGCGCGGCGTTCACCGATACCAATGCGGTAGGCGCCGGCGGCGTGAACAAGGTTTATGTGCCGTGGGGCACGGCCCCGGGATCGCCCATTCGGTTCGTTCAGGGTACGCTGACGATCACCAGCGGCGCAGGCGCCGGACAAGCACGCACGATCCAGGCCGCGAATTCCGCTGGCATTGGCCTCGTGTATCCGCTGGATGCTGTGCCGGCGATCGGCGACACTTTCACGGCGACCTATGGCTGCGACAAGCGCAGCGTGACCTGCAGCGGCGTGTTCAATAACTTACAAAACAGGCGCGGGTTCGACTTTATTCCGCCGGCCGAAACCGCGACCTGATGGATTCGCCGCCGCCGTACTTGCCGACGCCCACGCCTGGGACGTTGCCGATGACGGATGCCATCGAGGCCGCGCAGCGCGCGGCGGTGGTGCGTGAAGCTGAAACGTGGGTGGGTACGCCGTACCGGCAATTGGGCGCGACCAAAGGCGTTGGCGTGGATTGCGGCATGCTGCTGGTGCGCTGCTGGATGGATGCGGGCGTGTTTATGCCGTTCGACCCGCGGCCGTATCCCCCGGAATGGCATCTGCACAATCCGGAGGAGCGGTATTTGCGTTGGGTTGAAACCGTGGCGCGGGAAGTGGAGACGCCGCGACCTGGTGATATCGTGCTGTTTCAGTTCGGCCGCTGTTTCTCGCATGGCGGCATCATGGTTTCCGATTCCAGGTGCGTGCATTCTAACGCTGCCTGGAAATTCTGCACTTATGGCGATTTGTTTGAGGTGCAGTTGGCGAAGATTGGAACCGGCGGCGCGCGGCCACGAAAATTTTTCTCCGTTTGGCAGCGGTTGCGGCTGATGGACGCCGCGTAGATGGCAAATTTTCTGGGCGGTGGTGGCGGGCAGAAAACCCCACGCTATACCGATATTAATCTGCAAACCTCCGCGCAGGGCCTTGTTATTCCGATTTTATACGGGATGAACCGCCTGGGCGATAATCTGCTTTGGTATGGGGATTTCACATCCCGCACGAACAAGCAGTCCGGCAAGGGTGGCTCGCTCGGCAAGGGCGGCAGCAGCTATTATTATTCCTGCGCTGTGGTGCTTGGGATTTGCGAAGGGCCGATTTACGGCATCAACCAGGTATGGGCCGGCACGGACATAACCAACCTGGCGCTGCTTGACCTGACGCTGTTTTACGGGACTGCGAGCCAAGCGCCTTGGAGCTATTTGACGTCCCGGCACCCGACGCAGGCGTTGGCCTACGCGCGGACGGCCTATGTGGCGAGCGGCGCATACCAGCTTGGCTCTTCCCCGGATTTGCCATCCCATAATCTTGAGGTGATGGGGGTGCTGTATAACAGCACGGGCACCGGGCTGCCGGACGCCAACCCCGCGGATATCATCAAAGACTATCTGACCAATCCGCAATATTCGATTGGGCTGACGACCGCGAAGCTGGCGGGGAACCTCGCAAATTACAAAACCTATTGCCAGGCCCAGGGCATTTTTATGTCCCCGCCATGTGACCAGCCGGAGCAAGTGACCCAGACGATTCAGCGGTGGGCGCAACTGACGAATAGCTGGATTTTTTGGTCCGGCGACCAGTTGCAATTCGTGCCGCTGGGGGATTCGGCCATCACGGCGAATGGCGCCACTTACACGCCGGAACTGACGCCGATTTACAACCTGGGTTATGATGACTTTATCGTCACGCAGGGTGAAAACCCGGTCGAGGTGGATATTATTGACCCGGCGGATGGATTCAACCAGGTCGAGATTGATATCAATGACCGGCTGAACGCGTACAATAACACGCCGATTCATTGGTACGACCAGACCTCGATTGACCAATATGGGCCTCTGCAGTCCAACGTAATTTCGGCCCGTGAGATATGTTTGCAAAGCATTGGTCAGACGTGCGCCGTGCTAATTGGCCAGCGCGCCGCCTACATCACAAAAAGCTATACGTTCAAGCTGCCGCGCCGGTTTATTTTCATGGAGCCGGGCGATATTTATTCGATCACTGAGCCGAATATTGGCCTGGTGAATTTTCCGGTGCGGATTACCGCTGTGAAAAGCGGGACGGACCGGATTTTGACCGTGACTGCGGAAGAATTTCCTTATGGGGTGGGCACTGCATCCGTCTATACCACCCAGGCATCCAGCGCTGGCCCGACGTTCAACGGCTTGGTGCCGCCAGGCGATGTGAATCCGCCGGCGATTTTTGAGCCGAGTGCGGCGCAGACCGGCGGCGTCGCGCAGGTGTGGGTGGGCGCGTCCGGCGGCGCCAACTGGGGCGGGGCGAATGTTTATATCTCGTTCGATGGCACCACCTATTCCGATATCGGGACCGTGCTTGGCGGGCTGCTGCAAGGCACGCTGATCACCAGCTTGCCAAGCAGCGCGGACCCGGACACCACGGATACGCTGTATGTCGACCTGACAGAGAGTGTTGGGATTCTGCCGGCCACCGCGAGTCATGCTGATGCTGACGCGCTGCGCACGTTGGTGCTGGTGGATAGCGAGGTCATGGCCTATGGCGCGGTGGCGCAAGGCGCGCTGAACAGCTATTCCTTCGACCTGACGTATCTGCGGCGCGGGCAATATGGCACCGCTGTGGCGGCGCATGCCGCCGGCGCGATGTTCACCCGGCTCGACCCGAATTTTATTTTTAAATACGATCTGCCGGAAGCCTATGTTGGGCAGACGCTTTATTTTAAGTTCGTCTCGTTCAATAATTTTGGGAATGCCGGCCAGGATATCGCCGACGTTGCCGTATACACCTACACGTCGGTGGGAACGGCGTTCACAATCGGCGCGCCGGGGACGCCGACCATTACGCCCAGCGCCGTGACGCAAAGCGATGGCACGACGATCCTTTCCCTGACGGCCGCGTGGACGGCCAGCGCCGGGCCAAACCTTGGCAGTTATGATTACCAGTGGAGCACTGACGGGGGCACCACCTGGACGCATGGCGGCAGCGTGGGGGCAGCAACCCTGCAGACCGTGCTGGCGCCGGCGTTGGCCGCCACAAGCTATAAGGTGCAAGTGCGGGCGGTGAGCCAGAATGGGCAGGCTGTGGGCGCATGGGTGACGAGTGCGGCCACCGGCAGCGGCAGCCTAGTGAACAGCGTGCCGGCCGCGCCCAGCGGCATTGCGGCCAACGGCGTGGCTGGTGGGGCGATGGTGGACTGGAGCCCCAGCAGCAGCCTGACGACACAGGGCTATCAAGTGTCCTACGGGACCAGCAGCAGTTTTGGCGCCGCGACGGTGTATCCGGTGACCACCAGCGGCACCGGCCAGCTGGTGACGGGCCTGACGGCCGGAACGCTGTATTATTTTTGGGTGCAGGCCTTCAACGAGGCGGGCGCCAGCAGCCCGGATGGGCCGGTGACTGCTACGCCGACAGGACTGAGTGGCGGCACGGCGCTGGTGCAGGGGACGGTAACCGGCGGGTCGACGGTGACGATTGGGCCGCATCTCTCATTAAGCGGCCCGGCGTTGGATTGGCCTGGCCTGCGGGCTCAGTTCGGCACGGTCGATCTGGGGATGATCGTCGATATCGGTATTGGACGCGGTTTAAATGCGTCGACGATTGCCAGCACACTTGGCAACACGCTGAGTCTGAGTGGAACGACGCTTGAGTTCATCAATGGCGCAACGACTTTCAGCAATATGCTCGGCCTGGTGGCAGGAGCAAATGTTTCGATCACCGGGAGCAGTGGCGGGTTCGGCACGATAAGCGCCAGCGGTTCTGGTGGCGGCAGCGGCTTGCAAAATTATTCTGCCTCGACAATCACGCCGCAGACATTTTCGTCAGGCTCTAATATCACGGTTGCAAATTGTAAAATCACTCTGCCGGCATCCGCAAATGCGCGTACCTTTTTGCTGATATCGAACATGCTGTTAAGCGGCACGCAAGGCTGTAATAACCAGTTCCTGATCGATGGGACTACTTTGGCTGGGGTGGCTTATGGGTCCAACGCCGGCAGCTACACCGCCGCGCCGAATAATACAATCGTGGTTATCCCCGGCGATAATGCCACCCACACGATTCAGATGACGTGCTTTGTTTCGTCAGGGTCGATGAATAGTGTGCCGGCGGGAAGCGCCTATCCTACTACCCTGGCAGCGATTCAGATTGCTTAAAATTCAAAATTTTGGAGATTTACGCATGAACACGACGCTTGGTAGCGGCCAGGGCGCCGCTGGCGGGGCAGGGCTGTTTACCGTGATTGTGGTTTGGGTTCTTTCGCTGCGCGGGATTCAAATTCCGGATACCGTAGCTCTCGCGTTCGCGAGCTTGCTGACGATGTTGTTTCACTACCTCATCGCCCTGAAAATTCTGCCGGCGGTGCCCAGCGATCCGCCGCCGCCCCAGCAGGTGGTTGCGGAAAAAACCTAACCGTGCGCGGCGGACCCGCGTTTTGAAAAGGAGCATGAAATGTCGAGCACTTTGCAGAGTACCACACAGACCGTGGAGGGTGTTATCAATGGCCTTGCGCCGATTGTTGCCGCTGCCCTGCCCGCAGCCGCACCCGCGATTGCGGGTTTGGATGCCGCCGAGAACGTGGCCAATGCGGTGGAAGCGAACCTGGACCATCATACCGCGGCGTCCGATGTCGCGGTTGGGCTTTCCGCGCTGGCGGCCACGCCGGCCGTGCAGAACAATCCTGTGATCGCGGCGAAGCTTTCCGGCATGGCGCTGCTATTCCATGACTTCCTGGAGCTGATCGGCGTCGAGAAATAACCACCTGGCCCCGGCGCAAGCCGGGGCGCTTTTCTGGTTGGAGACGAAATGGCTGATGAACATGATGTTCGCGACATGAACGCCCGGTTGACAAGGCTGGAGTTGTGGCGCGCCGCGAAGGATGTTTTGGATGAGCAGCGGCACCAGCAGAATGTCAATTCATTTGCGGACCAAAAGAACGATCTTGCGGAAGTTAAAACGCTAAGCTCATTGAATGGATCGAAGCTTGATCAGCTGATTTTGCAAACGGCCACGGCAAATGGGGCAAAATCGCAGCGGGAGGCAGCGCGCGGGAATTTTTTTCAGATCATGTTGGCCGCGATTTCGGGCGGCGCATTGATCGAAGTCGTCAAGCTCCTTTTTGGAAAATAGATATGCAGCAGGATTTTGGACTGGTGATGCCGCATCTTTATGCGGCGGAGGGTGGTTTTTCTAACGATCCGCGAGACCCTGGCGGCATGACGAACCTGGGCGTGACGGCGCGGGAATGGGCGGCGTGGAAGGGGATTCCGCTGTCCCTGGTAAGCGCCAAGATGATGCAGGGGTTAACGCAGGCTGATACAGACCCGCTTTACCGCCAGCGATACTGGAATATGGTGGACGGGGATTTTTTGCCGGCCGGCGTGGATGCGCTGCTGATGCATTTCGAGGTGAATGCCGGCGCCGTGGCGGCGACGGAATTGCAGGCACTGGTTGCCGTGAAGCAGGATGGCGTGATCGGCCCGCGCACGCTGGCGGCGCTGGCGACCTATACCGGCTATGTGGGCACCAAAACCGCGCTGCAGGCGATTGGCAACGCCCAGGCAGCGCATTACCGCACCCTTGCGCAGTTTTCGATCTACGGCAAAGGCTGGCTTGACCGGGTGAATTCTTTTCTGGCCTTGGCCTTCCAGCTGGCAGGCGTGAACGAGGCACCGGCGCCGGTGTGACGAGACTGCCCCCGTAGCGCGGGGGCCTGGCTGTTGCGAGCAGCCAAAGCCGCGCGAAGTTGTCCGCGCACGGTATTAACCGCCCCGCACCTCCGGCCGGAGGCGGGTGCAGAATGACCGGACAATCGACATGGAGTCAATATCTGTTACGCCGGTGGAACCGGTTGCGCCGTATCTGGGCGGCAAGCGCCGCCTGGCGGCGCGAATTATCCAGCGGATCTCCACCATCTCTCACACCTGCTACGTGGAGCCTTTCGTGGGCATGGGCGGCGTTTTCCTACGCCGCCCGTTCCGTGCCCAGGCTGAGGTGGTGAACGATATCAGCCGGGACGTGGCAACGCTGTTCCGGGTGCTACAGCGGCATTATGTGCCGCTGATGGACATGCTGCGCTGGCAGGTGACCAGCCGGGCCGAGTTTGAGCGGCTGAAGGCTGCGAATCCGGATACTCTGACAGACCTCGAGCGGGCGGTGCGGTTTTTGTACCTGCAGCTAACGGCGTTCGGCGGGAAGGTGGCCGGCCGGAATTTTGGCACCAGCACGGCCGACGGCGGCCGGTTCGACGTAACGAAGCTGGGCGCCATCCTGGAGGATGTGCATGAACGCCTGGCCGGCGTGGTGATCGAGTGCTTGCCGTTCGGCCGGCTGATTGAGACCTATGACCGGCTGGAAACGCTGTTTTACCTCGACCCGCCATATTGGGGCTGCGAGACTGATTATGGCGATGGCGTGTTTGCGCCGGCGGACTTTGAACGCCTGGCCGCGCTGCTGGCGGGCATCAAGGGGCGGTTCCTGCTCTCGTTAAACGATGTGCCCGAGGTGAGAGAAATCTTCGCGGCTTTTCGTATTGAGGCGGTTGAGACCAGCTATTCGGTCAATGGCGGCGCACAAGGGAAGGCGGCCGAGTTGCTGATAAGTGACGGCCGCAGCGGTGGTGGATTGTTTGATTGATTTGGTGCCTTGGTAGTGATTTGATGGCCCCTGGAGTGATCCGGGGGCTTTTTTTTGTGCCCGATTTCGATTGGTTGTTGTCGGAAGGGTGGGGTATATTCCGGGGTATGAGTGCATTGGGCGCTTTTGAAAACGCAATAAAAACAATATTGTAAGTTAATTCATGTGACAGACACCTTCTCCGCCACGATTGTCTTGTAAGTAACTGAAAAACAAGGACAAATAATCGTTTCAATTTATGATAGCTACACCTTTTGCTACACATTTGTGGCGGCTTCGCGCGAATGGAAGCGGAGTATTGAGGCGTTATGGAGGTTCGGAGGGTTTCCGTTGCCCGTTCGCTTGGTGATCTTGGATTTCGCTTATTAAGTAAGAAATTGACGCCAGATCACTAGTCATCTGTTGAAGGTAGCTTGTGTCACCAGTCCCCGGCATCATGTGGTCAAGCATTTGAAGGCGAAATAGCCGCATTTCGCGGAGCATCTCCCAAAATAGGCTGGCAAGCATACTTAGCAGAAGGCAAGCCAAAATCAGGGACGCAAGGATCGCTGTCAAAATATATGTCATGTTGGACTTGCTTCGGAAAAGTGGAGAGTTCTTTGTTATGAAAGAGGACCTCTATGACCAAGCAGAAGCGGCTAACGAAGGAATTTGAGATTGAGGCGGTTCGTCTGGCGCGGACGAGCGGGCGGACGC